CCGTGGGGCTGGACGAGCTCGCCACGGAACTAGCGTGGGTGTTTTCGGGCAACATGGCCCCGCCCACCACGACGTTGTCGAGAAACGCGGTCGTCGGTTTTGGCTGGCTTGACCCGCTGACGATCATCTCCCGGCCCGTGGCCGACCCGACCGCGATGTTGTCCCGTCCCATGAGGTGTCCCCGTAGCAGAAAGCTCATCACGCTGCTCCTTGATCTTCCGCTGATGGTCACGCAACGGCTTGAATGGATCAACGGAGGTGGGTCGTTCCTCCGGCGTCCACTTGGCCGTAATCTTCGTGTCTTGCGGCGGCGGCTCGTCGTACGTGGCCGCCCGCGCGTTGTTCTCGTGGCTTTCGTACCCGTACAGCCAGGTCGGACGCGAGAGCAGGGGCGACGTGGGCGGCAACACGAGGTTGACGCCGCGCCCGAACGCGATCCCCATCAGCCACTCACAGCCCGCCCGTTGCGCCCGATATTCCGCCGTCGATTCATAATGCACGCCGAAGAATCCCAAATGCGTCACACCTTCGGTCAACGCGGCCCCAATCATCCACGCCGTCTGCGACGTGAAGTAACGGCCAAACTCGGCCAACAGTCGGTCTTTCGGAAACGACACCGACGCCGGCACGTCCTTGTACTTCTTCTGCATCCAAATCGGCGTGTGCAGCGTTTTGAGCCAGCCGTAGTAATCCGAGTGCCACCGTTTCGGATTCCGCCAACACGACGGCGGATGCAAATCGATCCAGCGATCCACGCGGTCGTTCGGCACCAGGTTGACCGCACTCGCGTGCGACCAGATTTCCCACGTCGGATCGTTCCACGGGGCCTGGTAGACCGTCGCGGCTGTCCCGATGAGGGCGATCTTGCGGATCGCCCCCATCCCAAACCTGGTCCGCGGTGCGATCGGCTGGCCAGGCCGAGACACCGTGCCCAGTTCGACTAACCCGCCGCGGGCCGTGCGAACGTACGCCATAGGCTTACGACGTGATGCCCGACGACAGATGATGCGTGAGTCCCAGCACGAACGGATAGTTCAACTGCATCGTGAACGTCGATCCCTGGGTCGAGCCGTCCCCCACCACAAACGACGTGGCGGAGGTGCCCGCCGATCGGGCGATCGCGTTGTAGATGATGTTACCCGCATCCGACGCCTGGAGATAGGCGTTGGCCAGGCCGGCCCCTGTGGTGCCTGCCCCGCCCATGAGCAGGCCGCCATCCGTGATGTTCGACGTGCCCACGACCGACGTGGCCTTCCCCTTGATCATCGCCCAGCCGAAGCGATCCGAGGCACTGACGGTGCCGCAGACCACACCGACCGGCCCGATAGACGTTGAGGTCAGGAAGGTCGCCAGATAATCCTCGTCGTAGGCGACCAGCTCCCCGATGATGAAAGCCGCCTGGAAGTCCACGTAGATGTACTCGTACCCGTTCGTGTCCGTACCGATGGTGCCCAGCGGCGGATGCTGCGTCGAATCCACGATCGACGTCGCGCCGTGGAAGGCCATCGGGCGCTGTGTCAGTTGTGCCATGATGCCCCTCCTTCTTAGGTGATGGTGTGGACGATGCCCAGCCGGCGGCAATTGCCGCTGATCAGGGCACACATGCAGTCCACCAGGAAGATGTCTACGGTCTGGTTCGCCGGAACGACCGGAGCGCGGCCCCGGAACCAGCGACCCTTCTTGTAGGCCAGCTTGATGAACTTCGGGTTGTAGAAGTAGAGCGCGGCGGACAGACAGTCCGCGTCGAAGGCGAGTTCCGCGCCCTTGAACGCGAGCGTGTCGAAGGCGCCCTGTCCCGTCCCCTTCTTCGTGAACCGCTCGTTGGCGATGAGCAGCCCCTCGTACGCCTCGAACACCGTCTGCGTCGTGACGCTGTTCGTGGGATGGGCGCCGGCCATACCGTTCGAGCAGGAGTTGTAGTTGGTCCGCATGGCGGCGCGCAGGTTGTCATACGCGCTCGTCGTTTGGGTCCCCGTCGTGTACTGGTTGCGCCAAAACGAGAAGTTCGCGCGGTTGATGCCGCCAACCGTCCCCGTGCCGGGCGCGACCGCGATGATGTCCTGGAACCCCAGCATCCCCTTGCCGGACACGGTGCCCAGGAGGTCCGTGTTGATCTTACTGCGCAGTGAACTCCGCAGGTTCTCCAGTTTCGCCGGCAGGAGCGCGAACTTCTGCCCTTCGCCGGCATTCTTCGCCTTTTCGAGTTCGGAGATCACGGCCGTGCCCGCGTACTCCGCCCAGGTGTACTGGAACTCGTCGAAGACGTCCGTCCGCGTCGTGCTGATCGTGTCCGTATCCCCGTACGCCGCCACACTGGCGTTCAGCGCGTACTCGATCGGCCCATTGACCGTGCGACCTCCCGAGAGAGGCAATGTCCCGCCCTTTTCAAAGGTACGGAGCACATAATAGTCGTCGGTAATATTATCTTCAGGCTTCGTCCCGACGACCGCTTCCCAGGAGGAAGCAATGGTCTGGCCCAGATTTGGGTCTGCCATCGTGCAACCTCGTTACCGTTCCACCCCGAGGGCTTCGTAGAAATCCTTGGGGCGTGTAGGTGTCACCGGCGCGGCCTCTCCCGGATTGAGAGAGGTCGCCGCCGCCTTGCGTTTCAGGTCGTTCAGCACCGCCTGCTGGTCCGTCCCCTTCATGGTCGGCAGAATGACGGTTTTGAGCACGTAGAGGGCCGCGCGCTCGAACGACCAGTCCTCATACTCAGTCATTACTTGCCCAACCGCGTGTTTGTGCGCTTGCTCCTTGAACCAGGGCCAATCGGATTCCATGTCCGCGATTTGACTCGCCGCGCTTTCGCTGGCGGTACGTTCATCTTCGCGTTGCTGGTCCTCTTGGTCTCGTTTCTCCTGACGTTGCCGCATCTGCTCAAAGGGCTGGAGCCGTTCGGCCAGCCGCGCGTCGAACATGCGCTGCGCGTCTCGGTCGCGCCACGTAAGCAGTTTCCGTGCCTGATCGGCCGAGTAGACCAGACGGCCATCTTCGGCTTGCAGGTCGGGCTGCGGTTCGGGTTCCTCCGCCGCCGGCCGTCCTCGGGCGCTCCCCAGGACGCGGGCGAGTTCGGAGCGGAGCGCCTGGCCATGTTCGGGATGGCCCAGGAGTTCTTGGGTCAGGGTCGCCCAGAAGGCACGCGGGTTGCTCGACACCTGCTGTGCAAACGTGACGGCCTGCTCCAGTTTCTCCCGGGGCACCTCTTTGGCCCAGGCGTGCGGTTGCCACTCGGCTTCGACCTCGGCCCGTGTTTTTGTGCGGGTATTTTCGAGGATCGCCTTGTGGCGCTCGAAGGGAATCGGCCCAGCGGACGCGCTGGGGGTATCCGGGGACTCGGGCGTCTCGGGCGTGGGCTGCGCTGTCGCCGCAGCGGGCGTCTCCACGTCGGGCGCGGGGGTCTCCGGGACGACGGCTGGCGAAGCCGTCTCCGCCGCTTCGAACACACTCTCGAAGGTCGGCTGGGCGATGTCGCCGGTTGCTGGTTCAGCCATCGTTCGTCTCGCGGCCGGTCTCGCGGGCCGCTGCGCGCGTTACGGTCGTTCGCGTCTCTCGACAGGCGGTTCCACCCGCCCGCCGCATCGTCGGCACATCACGGTCCCACTCGGGCGACTCACCAGATCCGGGTGGGCGCAGGTACAGAGCATCACGGTTCCGCCTTGTAGACCCGGCGCAGGTGGTTGCACTCGACCACGAGCGTGTCGCTCCCGGTCGTGTTGCCCCCCCGCACGCCGTCCTGGCCTAGACCAAACACGCCCGTACAGATGGTGCAGTTGATCGTCAGGCCCATCTTCAGCAGCCACGGGTCGAGATGTTGAAACATCCGCACGTCCTCAAGCGTCATCGCGCCGGTCTGCTGGCGTATCCGGCCGGGTTGCCACGTTGAGGTCTCGCCGGGGATCCAGAGTGCCGGCGCGCTGCCGTTGCCGCTGTTACTCACTGTCCACCCTCATTCCTCGGAATCATGCCGCTGGGCGTCCCGGTCCACCGCGTGGTGTGCGGACTCTTGTCCGATCCGGGCAGGCCCACATGCCGGACTTTCTCTTCGAGTCCCCGCGCCTTCAGTTCGCGGCGATAGTCGCTCTTGCTGTAGAACGTCACCGGGTCATGGCCCAGGTTCTCGAACGTCTTGCCCCCCGGCCAGGAATCATCGATCACGGCGGCCATGCGGCCCGTGAGGTAGGCGCGCTCGGTGGCGGCGCCGCACGTCGGACAGCCGCGGGTGGCCGCGATCGGTTCTCGCACGTCGATGGCGGTCCAGCCGCACGCCTCGCAGGCTCTATCGTAGAACGGCATCGTCACCCTTTCATCTGTGCGAGCAGCGCCTTCCGGTGCGCGGCCTTCGGCACTCGCTTCGGCAGTGTCTCGTCCTTCGGCGTCTCGCGGGCCCAGCGCGCCGCCATCGCGGGCTTGTTCGCGTACATCCACGCCCTCTGGCTCGTGCTCTGGAACGGCATCTACATCCCCCTCCCACCGCCGGGGCCAAACGGCACGGGCTGCCCGCTCCCTTGTAAGTTCCCCGTCAGATCCGCCGCGTGCTTGTTCAGCGGCTCGACAGGCGCCACCGCGCCGGGATGCGGCTGATCGCCGTTGCCCGATGGTGGGGAGACCCCTGGGGAACCCCCCGACGACGGCGGCGCCTGGAGCACCACGCCAGAGTCCGCGAGAATCTTCACGACGTTCTGGTACTGCGGCATCATCGGGTTCAGGTCCTCGCCCTTAATCGAGAAGCTGACCGACGGTTTTTCGGGCGGCGGCGGCGGCGGCGGTTTCACCATCCGCGTCGGATCCTTGTGGAAATCCCTCAGCACCTGCGTCGTGAGTTCCTGCCGGTTGACCGCCGGGTCATTCGCCAAGAACTGATAGAGCTGCATCGACTCGTTGCGCCGCTGCGCCGTATCGGTCCGCAGACTCGAATCGGGCTGAATCGTGAGGCTGAGCCGGGTGGAGAGTGTCCGTGCCCACTGCGCCCACGCCTGCGCCGCCGCGTCCCCGACAATCTCGGCCGCCTTGTCCGCGCGCAGGTAGCGTTGAACGAGGGTCGAGAACTTCTCCACGCCCTTGATGTAGAAGGCGACCACGCGCGCGCGTTCCTTGTCGAGCCGGGCGTTGGCGTTCCCCTGCTGCATCTGGATTTCGGTCGCCGTCTTGACGGTCCCGGCATCCTGGGCGCCCGCCTGCGTGGCGTCGATCGCGTGCGTGCGCGCGATGTCGTTATCGATGTAGTCGTTCGACGTGAAGTTCTCGCGCGGATAGTTGGCGCGGGCGATTTCCTTGAACGGTCCCTCGCCGGCAAACGCCTCGCCCGGCACGGGAATCATCCCGCCAATCGGGGCCGCGAGGATTTTCCGCAGCGCTTCCGGGGGGAGGATTTCCTCATTGAACACGCGCAAGGGGATGTTCGCCTCGCGGCTGCGGACCATCTGATCGCGGAACTTGTTCAGTTCGTTGACGAGCGGCGTCGAGATGGTGCAGTCCGACGGGATGTACGCCGAGTCCGAGAGCACGCGCAGCGTCCCCCCGTGGATCGGGAAGCCGATCAGCGAATCGGGCGTGAGGCGGCCCAGCTCATCGAACGACTGGTGCGGCGAGTCGAGATGTTCCACGGGCGCGTCGATCCCGTCGATCAGCACGAGTTTCGTCTGATGGAGCGGATGCGAGGGGTGGTCCCGGTAGACCGACGACCGATACCACACCTCTGTGCCCACCACGACCGGCTCGTTCGTCTGGACCGGGTCGCCGTGGTCGAACGTGAGGGACGTGACGGCGCTGTCGCCGGCAAAGCCCGCCGGCAGGGTCCAGCGGCGCCGCGCCACGCGCAGCGGGAGGGAGAAGCGGTAGCCGAGCCACGGCGCGCGGTCGTACGCGGTGGACTTCCACTCTTCGGGAATGAGGATCTGTTTCGGACTCAGGCGCGTCCAGAAAATGTCTTCGTAGATCGGGACGTCGGCCTCGGTCGCCGGCTGGAGCTCCATCCCGGTCATCGGGTCGGTCTGCGCGGGAAGCGTGACGGCCTGGAACGTGCCCTGATAACCCATGACCGTCCAGAACATCCCGGCCGGGCAGAGCGCGTCAAACAGGAGCGTGTCCATCAGGTCGCCGACATCCACGCCATCTTCGGCGAGCAGTTCGTTGAGGATCGCCTCATGCGACTGGAGGATGGCCTCTTGCCCGATCATGCGCGGGCTCGGGAGGACTTGAACTTCGGGGCGCCGAAAGAACAGGTCCGCTTTCTTGCGTTCCACGAGCGTGAAGTCCCGGTTCGTGTTGACGTCCGAGGCGTAGGTCACGGGGTTGTCGCCGGCCTGGGGCGCGTAGCGGCGGAGGTTCGCGTCCCACCACGGGTGCCAGGTCTTCTGGCGGTCGAGCGCGTGCGTGATCCGGCCCTGCCAGGCGGTGATCTGCGCCGGCGTGGCCTTCGCGGTCACGCGGTCGCGGGAGGGCGTCAGGTCGGTCGAGAGCATGTCAGGCATGGGCCGTCCTTCGACTTAGCACCCCGCCGGTGAAGCGTTCGCGCGTCCAGTCGGCCAGCGACCCGGGGACAATCCGCGACGGCGCGATCCGGTGGCTCGCGGCCGGTCTCGACATCGCCCCATAGCGCAAGGCATCGAGCGCGTGATCGTCCGTATTGGTATCCAAATCGTCAGGATTCGATGCATCCTGCACGGCCGCGGCGATGGTACGAATCAGATACCGGCAGGAGGGATCGATCGTGAGCCACGGAATGCCGTCTGGAGCGAGTCTGAGTAATTCATGCACACGCTGCCAGCCATTCACGCGGTCATTATTTGAAACGACCATCGGGACATGATTTCTCTGGAAGGTTTCCAAGATAGACTCTCCGACTTGGCCGGTGTGCTGCGTGACCGCGGGGTCAGCGTAGACGGTCGGGCATTTCCGTAGGTCCAGGGCGTGGGACCGGCGGATCAATTCTGCGGACACGTCTTTCACGGTCAGTTTCTCGGCCACTGGGCCATTAAACTTGTATTCGTGCGAAATATGAAAATGTCCATCGGGGAGACAGACCCACCAGTAACAGGCGCCGCAACTGTTGTAGCCCCAATCCAAGCTTCCAAACACCCGCAGATCATGCAGACGCCCGTTGATCCTCCGCACGTGGGTTGTCTCGCTCCACTCGGGGAAGAACTGCCCCGTGAACACGCGCCAGTCGCCGTCTTCGAGTTGTTGCCGGCGGATCCGGGGCAACCCCGCGAGCGTCCGACGGTAACTCGGGCTCATGTACGGGTTGTCAGAGAGCTTCGCCGGGATAAACGCCCACTGGGCCGGGTCGTAGGCGTTTGGCTCACCGGGCGCGAGGCCCGGAAAGGCGTCGAAATCCGGCGTCTGGTCGATAAAGAAATCCAGGAGCGTCTGGGCGCCGGGGCCGCCCGGATTCGAGGACAGGCCCACGTTCGCGCCGCCTTCGGCAAGGATGGCGCGTTTGTCGGCGACAATCGGCGTGCGCGCGCGGCTCGCCAGCTCGAG